TAAAAGGTATGGGTGTAGATCCCGATGGTGAACCGAGCTTAAGACAGCCATATTTCTTCCAGACTCCTATGTTAGGATTAGGTAACAGAGGCCACTGGTCTTTGATTAAACTTGACTCAAATGGTGATGTGGATTATTGGAGACTTTACCACTCAGGACAAGAATATTTTGACAGTCAGAATGACCATTTCCTCTTAGGTACAGAAAGCCCCCCTGAATATGATAATGTGGATCCTTCTGACCGTCACAGATATTATAATCACGTTTATGGTATGAGAGGATCTAATGGGGGAATTAGTAACCAATTAAGACTCGGACGTCCGAAAGGTTCAACTTTCGGTTATGAAGATTCCGCATTACCGTCTTCTGGTAATAACTGGTTAGCTGAAAGACCTGTCAGTGGAAGTGTTTCTGATATGGTAAAGGGCGTTTATCCTGTTAGAAGAAAAGAGAATAGAGCTCAGACTAATTCATTTATATCATATCAGTCTAAACCCTCGCGTATTATCGAACGTGACGGATATCTATATGTTATGAATTCTATCGTATATAGAACCTTGGATCATAGAGGCCCAAACGCATATTTTGGCCTAAACACACCGATCATAAACCGTGCAGATGGAGATGGTGAAGCTGAGGATATTACTGATATTGCTGCAGCAGAGATAGTTAAGCTCGTAGAATCAAGTGGTGAGGTTGTGTGGACTCGCTATATCACTGGTGACGTAATTCCGACAGCAGATCAATACCAAACTTATGACTATAATACGAATCCAACGCAATTAAATTCTTACGGGGATCCAGTTTCGTTTATACCGATTCGATTTGAAATGTCGGCTGACGGACAACATCTATACTTGGTGGATCCTACTTCTTCAGCTAAGGGATTCATCGATGCAGGTAGCTTGCTTAGTTCTAATGGATTTACTAGATCTAATGCACCACTTATAGTTAAAATGGATATAGATGGTAATTTAATCAATTCCAAAATATATCATAACAAAAAGGTAAGAAGCACCTGGTCTGAAGGTGGTGTAGCTCAGATTATACCTTTAGATAATAATGATATCGTGACAGTCAGTGAAGCGTTTATGCCGCTACCCTCTACTGCCCCGGATAACCTACCTCCTCCCGAGTATACTAGTGGTCATGACCTTGGATTAACTGTAGTTCTATGGGATTCTGATTTAACTCCTAAAGTTGGTATAAATATCAGTCACGGAGACGTCTTTGATGAAGATGAATATACGTGGTGGTATGACTATACTGAAAGAAATGCTTTCGGAAAAGATAACTCTGGAAATATAATTATTTCGGGAATGGCTGTAGATGACGATCTATACCAGGTTCTTAACGCACAACCGAACGGTTTTTATAGTCAACAAATATACAGGAACTTTATAACTAAATTACCCGTACAGCTTCTCGATCATGTACAAAACGGATTTAATCAATATTGGGATCAAAGAGTTGATAGCGATAATCCGATCGGTGGAGCATCCTTAGGAATATACATCTACTCTGCCGATTCAGCGGGAGATTACAATACTGTCTTCGAAACATATGACGGTAAGGTACATATGGACAGTGCAATCGATTGGATTAACTCAGTTCAGTTCTTCTTACCCGAGACCCGCACAAATAGGTATAAGATTAGAACTTTCTCTGAACAAAGTACTATCGGAAAAGGTACAGGTAAACACGCAGCGATCGTTGATGATACCGGCAATTACGGACTAAGAGACTTCTCTGATGCAGTAAGACCTGGACATACTATGGATAAGTTTATCACTAAATTGTAATAACGGAAAAATAAAAACACATAAATAGTGATGTAACTTTTATAAGGGATTCACTATGGCTGTAAACTCCAGAGACGAATTAGTTGATTACTGTCTAAGAAAGCTCGGATCTCCTGTTATTGAGATCAACGTCGATCCTGATCAGGTTAGCGATCGTATCGACGAGGGTTTAGACAAATATCAGGAATTCCATTCCGACGCCACCGTCCGCATTTTCTTAAAACATCTTGTCACTTCAACTGACATAGCCAATGGTTATATCACGCTTCCGAATGATACTATCTTCGTGAAAAGAATGTTTTCAAATGGTAGCGGATTCTCGAGTGGCAGAGGGATGTTCGATATTAAGTATCAAATGATTCTAAACGATATCGCATTCATGAACAGTTATGTAGGGGATCTTTCTTACTTTACTCAGATGCAGCAGTATTTAAGTCTACTTGATACTGCTATTAACGGTCTACCTCTTGTCACATTTAGTCGTAATCAGAATAGACTCTATATCCACGGAGACGATCTGGGAACGGACATTAAAGAGGGTGAATATATCGTAGTTGAAGCTGACCAAATTATTAATCCTGAAACCTATACATCAGTTTACGATGACATGTGGTTAAAGAAGTATGTCACTGCTTTAATTAAAAGACAGTGGGGATCGAACTTGATTAAGTTTGAGGGTATGCAGCTTCCAGGTGGTGTTACCTTAAACGGAAGACAACTATACGATGACGCAATTCAGGAGATAGAGAGATTAGAGGAAGAGCTTAGACTCACGTTTGAACTTCCTGTTGATTTCTTAGTGGGGTAATAAATGGCCACGAATCCTTATTTCTCCCAAGCGGTTAGATCCGAGCAAGGTCTTTACGAAGATATTGTGATCGAATCCCTGAAAATGTACGGGCAAAATATCTACTATCTTCCTCGTGACATTGTGAACGAGAACAAAGTTTTTGCAGAGGATGTACCGTCTACATTTAACTCTTCTTATGTTATAGAAATGTATATTGAAAACATAGAAGGGTTTGACGGAGAAGGAGATCTGTTTACACGATTCGGTGTAGAGATTCGAGATCAGGCTACCTTTATCGTATCAAGACGTAGATGGTCGCAGACAGTCGGCAGACCCGATAATGATATTACAGAGGATAGACCAAGAGAAGGTGACCTGATCTATCTTCCAATGACAAATAAGATCTTCCAGATCATGCACGTAGAGCACGAGCAGCCATTCTATCAACTTAGCAATCTACCAGTCTATAAACTACAGTGTGAGCTATTCGAATATAACGATGAACAGTTTGATACTGGCGTGCAGAATATTGACAGAGTAGAAAATACGGGATATACCTTATCACTTACACTTGCAGATAGCGACGGATCTTATATTGTAGGTGAAACTGTAACCCAGACACTTGCAAGTGGCGTAACTGTAAATGGTGAGGTTGTTTACTATAACGATTCAGACAATATCGTTAAACTAGCGCATATTGGTTCCGACGATGGTAACTATCATACCTTTACGAATGGTAGAATTACTGGAAGTGATTCTCTTGTCAGTCGCGTAGTCATATCACAAACTGATGAATATGCACAAAGAACTGCACAGAATGAAACGTTCCAAGCATCCAATCTATCCTTCCTTGACTTTTCTGAGGACAACCCATTCGGAGAACCTAGCTAATGTTAAAATTTAAAAAATACATTTCTGAAGGGATTAGTCTCAAATTGATCCGTGGAAAAGACATGGACGTTTTGAAAATGTGGGATACGAAAGAAAAAGGATGGGTTGAACTTAGAGGTAAACCTAATTTTGAAACTAAGTATGATCCAAAAGATCCGTTACATAAAGCGATTCGGATGCTGGGTAAATCTGCTAATATATCTGATTTCGTAAACGGTGACGAGGTGAACATTAATCCGAATCATCCTGATGCAAGAAAAGCTTTGAGAACAGTTAGAAGGTTAATGAAATAATGTTTGGAGACCATTTTTATCATCAAAGGTTAAGGAAAGCCGTAGCGACATTCGGCTCACTTTTTAACAACCTTTACGTATTACGTAAGGATTCTAGTGGTAATGTAATCAGTACAGTACGGGTACCATTGTCGTACGCACCTAAGGATAAGTATCTCGAGCGTATTCGTGAGAACCCGGATCTCAACAATGATACATCAACAGCTATTAAACTGCCTCGTATGTCGTTCGAGATTACTAGCTTCCAGTACGACTCACAGAGACAAGTTCCTAAAACAAATAAGTTCGGGGTTATTGATACCAATACAAATAAAAAAGTTTTCTTTGCCGGTGTTCCATATAACATCTATTTCCAATTAAACATCTATGCAAAGAACCAAGATGATGCGCTGCAAATGGTTGAACAGATCATTCCATATTTCAGTCCGCAATATAGCGTTACAATTAGACCTTTTGAAAACTATTCTTCGATTAAAGAGGATGTTCCGATTACGATCATGTCATCTTCGTTTACTGATGATTTTGAAGGTGGTGTAGAAACTCGTAGAACGATCATATATACATTAGAATTTGAGATGAAAGCGATGTTCTATGGTCCAATAGGTGATCAGAGCATTATCCGTCAGACTCAAACGAACTTCTTTATACTTCGTCCAGATGATCAAGATTCCGATGAAGCAGTCTCAAACGTATTCATAACTCCTGATCCTGTGGATGTCAACCCTGATTCTGATTTTGGATTCGATATTACTGTAATTGATAAAATAGGTTGAATATGGATGATTCTGATAAGCAAATACAAGATGACTTTGAACATTCGAGAAAGGTCTATCTTGATTTAATAGCGGTTGGACAGGAAGCACTTCAGGGTATGCTGGATGTTGCTGATGAAACCCAACACCCACGATCATTTGAAGTATTAGGTGGTTTAATAAAACACGTCAGCGATGTGAATGATAAACTTATGGATATTCATAAA